AAACATGACATCTGCCGGCGTGCCTTCAATCGTAACACCGGCCTTTGCATAGCCGGCACGCTGAGCACCGGCAAGGAGCCGAGTCCTGCGGTCTGCTTGGGCTACCTCTGATCGGGTACGGTCCTGTGCTGACTGTGCATCCTGCTCTGCAATCATGGCGTTCCTCGCACTGATGTTCGCGTTCATGTCATGAAGCGTAGATTCGTATGATGCTCTACCCCGAATAGCTGACGCTTGGGCGCCGGCAGTTGCCATTGCCATATTTGCGTTCATCTCAGCTTGCTGACGAACCATAGCGGCATTGGCCTTAGCAGCGGCAACCTGAGAATTCATACTGACGTATGAACCATAAGCACCGGCTAAGCCACCAACAACATTTGCTGTTGACGTAATTGCTGCTGCATTTGCGCCCATTGATCACCTCTCTATTCGTGGACAACCATCTCAGGCATTACCGCTACTACTGTCAAAGGATATGCTGCATCCTGAACAACATAGTAATCAGCTGCCTTTTCATAAGATTGATTCAATTTGAAGGAAATGTCACCTGAAAAAAGTGATGGGGAGTCATCCATTGGATCATCTGTGCCCCTGAAACTTCTGGTTCTTAGGTTACTCAGGTCCGGGCCATGCTTGAATTCAATAGATTCAAACAGCCTTACTGTCAGCTCATGGACACGCTTGGTCTTGCCTTGAGCTGTACCTGCATTACCGCCACCTTCAGGTGGTAAGGTGTGAAGCAAAGAACGAAAGGTGAGGCCGGCATGGACTTTAGTTGCTTGTGTATCCAGCGTGATCGTTCCCGAAGAAACTGTTTTAGCCGGTTGCACCGCACCATCCGCTAATACTGCAACGGACTCACCTTCCAAATGACTAAGACCAGTTATCGTAGTTGTGGCAACACCGCTATAGGTCAAACCTGAATCAACAAAGAAAGCATCATCCTTTGTAACGCTTGAAGTAGATCGGAACAATGGTTCAAGACGCTCAACGTATCGCGCTGTAGCACCGTTCACTGTACGCTTCACAACTATCCACACTTCATCTGAGCTGCCTGACGGGATAGATGCCACCGATTCAACAACAGCGTTGCCGCTACCAAACGATCCACCAACAACGTGCCGGGCCCAAGCATACACTGACTGATCTTTGATGTAGGTCAGAGAACAGAGAAGACCTGAAGAAGTGACCACCCAAATTATACTGTCCGGGGCTTGCTGATATGCGAATGAACTGATGGTCCCGTTCACCTTGAACAGATGCTCAGATACAATGTTCATGTCGCTTGCCTGATAGCTGTCACTCTCAAACTGGTAGACAAACTCACGCAAGGCAACGCCACTACGCTGAGAGAATAATACTGCCGGCCCGATACGAACCGGCTGGATCTCAAGCGAACCATAAGCAGTCTGTGGCGTGATGCTGACATTGGTAGGAGTAATAGGTTCAGATATGGAAGATGCCTTCAGCTGCCATTCACCACCGGCTGTACCGATCAGTAGACTTGGCCCGGAATCCATCCACCGAATCTCATTCACCCTATTTGATGCAATCGTGTAGGATAGCCCGGAGTCGTTGGCAACAGTCGAATCTGATTCGGTAGGCTCAAAGTTCTCAAAGTCTCCTGACTTGCTTGCCCATATTGTCTGAGTCTGATTATCGTTGTTCGCAAACCAAAGACGCTCTTCATGAAAGATCACACAGCTAGGCCAACCGGTTGCAGTACCCCATGCACCATTGCGCCATGTCTTTGTCTTGGCATCATTCTTGTACGCATCACCGTCACGATCCTTCAGGGGCATGGGACCACCAAGCTCAACGACAACCTGAGTTGCGCTTGTGTATGTAGTTACCTTGGCCCATACCACTTGACTGTCAAAGCGAAGACGGAACGGACGGTTGACATCTGTGGCTACCCAAATGTCGGTAATTGATGTCAGGATAGCAGTGATGGTCCTACTGGAAAGCGTCAGGGTGCCACCAACAGCAAGACTCACCAAGGTCAGTGCTGCACCTATTGTCACCTTGTTCCTATCAACTGCTGAAGCACCGGCATCGTAGTCTGTGATCTTGTGCCATGTGGCAGCAATCGGGTCAATGTTGATATACCTGTTGATATATGTTTCATCAAAAACAGAATGGGATGCAGCTAAGGTAGGTGCGGCATAGGACTGCAAGGTAACTGCAGAATCAAGCTCAAGGATAACGTTTTCAAGGGGCTGTATAGTAATCACTGTTGCTGATGTGTATGCAGTGACTAATCCTATGGTTGTCTGTCCACTTCCACTATCATACTCAACATACTTTCCTACGTCACCAACAACAAAGTCGTTCTCAGTGGATGTCAGCGTAGCTGTGTCTGATATGCTGCTGACGGTCACTTCGTTGTCACCCTCATGTTCATCAAGGTAAGGGCCATCAAGAGCGGTAAACAGTGAAAGGGTCCATACTGTGTGGCTGGTACGTGATAGCTGCCGGGGCTGGTAGTCAGGGTGACAGATAAACAAGACATCTGCGCTTTGAGCGAAGTACAGCTTGCTCAAGTCAGCTTCGGCATAGGTGGTGACAATCTCAACCGGGACATCCGGGGCTGACTCAACGATACCGCCATCACGATAAACCCGGATGTACAGATCGCCAAACTCAAGGATGTATGCCTGTGTGGTAGAGAACTCAAAGGATACCAGCCGGCAAGCCTTAGCTGCGTTCTTGGCTGCATTTATGAACTTTGTACCGGACCTACGGGTAAGACCACCTTGCGGCCTGACAACGAAGTTCTGGATCTCTTGGGCGCCGTTGTAGTAACGGTCAACATCAACACGGCCCTTGAGTAGCGGAGACACTTCACCTGACGTGAAGTTGGTCTGTATTGTATTTGCTTGTGCCATTATCGGCTACTTCTGTCTTCAAGGGTTGCGAAACGTGAAGCGACCCATTCACTTGCATCCAGCATTCGCCGTGAATCCTCCTGACCATCAACAGTCTTCGCGCTTTTCATGACTCGCTCAAACAGACCAAACATGGAGTCACGAACGTTGCCATTCTGCGTTATCGAATAGGCGATGTCAAAAGCAAGGTAACTGGCAATAGCTTCTGCCAACATTGAATCCATAAGCGATACATCTTCAAGGTCATAGACATACTTCAGCTCAATCTCGTTCGCGTCTGAAAGAATGTTTCTGCCTTCAATGCGATACTCAGGGTCATCGTTTATGTTGACTTCAAGGATACGGATGCAGTCAGAAGGAAGCTGATGCTGATATGCAAAGTCAAAGTCAGGGGTAGATGTGGTTGCAGACGTAGTTGTGCGCTTTATTGCACAGTTCCATGGGTGCATCCGAAGCACTACCTGACGAACAAAGTCAAAACGGATCTTGGATACTTGCGCCTCTTTGGAATCGTCATCAACGGAAAGGATCGGTTCTGCACCGATCTTGACAAGAGCACTGTTGATAATATCTACTTTACTGACACTCATGTTTTACCCCTGAAAAAACACCCCGGGGCAGACTAGCCACCCCGGGGTATCGTTGCATTCCGTTGATAGCTGGTTAGTCTAAGACGTATTCAGCTTCGAAGTAGGCATCAGCCGAAGTGCCCCAAGCATCAGTCTCAGCCGTAGCTGTGACAAAAACTTCCTTATCGAAAGTTATACCAACTGCTGCTTCTGTGACAATCGCCTCTTCACGAACATTAGCCGTAGCCATATCCAGATCAGCGGAGATCAGGTCAATATCATCCAGCGAAGTTTCAGCTTTGTTGTAGTAACCACTACCGTCAGCACCGGCAACACCAACATCACAGGCTTCCGAAGAAGAACCCATGCTGTCAGACGTAACCTTCAGGCTCACCAAACGAGCACCGGCAGGAATACGAACCATTGCTACCGTTGTGCCGTCAGCAAGACCAGTTGAAGCATTAGTAGTGTACTTACCGTAAGCGTACCGAAGCCGCCCACCCTGCTCATTCGTGTCACTAGGCGTATTCGCCGCTGCACGCTGTTCCGTCAGTTGATTGCTATACAATGTAACTGCCATTGTCAGGCCCCTTATTTTAGTGGCTTAGCCCCGGGTTGTCCGGGGCACAGCCAAATTTCATTTACGCAGTTTCGTCGCAGGAGACTTCAATCACCTTGACTTCTTCCATCCGTACCGCTCCACGGTCATGGGACACGTAGACCTGCACACTGTTCCGCTTGTCACGGCGCGGCCCAACGTCTACCTCAATCTCTCCACAGGTGGAGAAAGTTATGGCAGATTCCGGGTAGAACATACAGCGGCGAATGCTGGATGCTACCGGCAGCAATTCAGTCTGGATGAACTCAAAGCCCATGAACGTATCAACTTCACCGTTCACAAGTGCCTTGACCACATTATAGTCATTGCTGGTTACTTCAGTCGTGCGAAGCAAGCTGTCAATCTGAGAAGACGTTACAGCAGCATAGACCATCTCACCTTCCATGATCGCTTCCTGCGAACGCAGAAGATGACGGGCCCGACGCAGCTTGGCAATAGTCAAGTTGCTACTGTCAGAACCACTTTCCGCATAGGTCACTGCGACCTTAGATGCTGAAGGAAGAACTGTTGCAGTTGAACCAGTCTTGTCAGAGTACGCTGTACCAAGACCTTCAGTAATGATGATCTCGTCATCAGTCCGACCAAACGCTGCGACTGCATTGATAACGTACTTGGACGTAGGATCTGCAAGCAGACGTACCTTGTCCTGACGGTCAATCATGTCAGCCCAATCGTAAGGCGTACAATGGACGCGCCGGCGACTGTGCGGCGTATTTACCAGTGGCGTGTCACCATGGCGATTGGTAATCTTCACGGCAGATGTCGCGCCGATCTGATCAAAGAATTCGTACTCACCAACCTGCGTTTCGTTCATGACGGTTCGCCGCAAGCGACTACCACGCTGCTGCGAGAGAAGCTGGATGTTCTCACGATATGCGTTCACATAAGCTGTTCCGACTTGGATACTCATAATTTCACCCTTTCACAAATGTTATTCAATTACAATTTGCGGTAGAGCTACCCAATCGGACCCTTCCTGCGTTCGGTGCTACCGTCAGGTTTCAACCTGAAATAGCTGGACCCTCACGGGCTACCCAACGAGAACTGTCAACGTTTTACACAATAGCGGAACCAAACGCAAGAACTTTTTTCAGCTATCAAGAACTTTTTTTCAGCTATCCGATGTGAGCTGTTCCTGAAGGCCAAGCATTCGTGCTACTGCTGCGTCATGGCCCGGTTCGCTTCTGTTCATGTAGGCTTTCATAAAGTTGCTATCCAGCTTCAGCTTTGCTATCTCCTGAACTGCGTG